ATGAAACAGTTAACCTATGGTCAAAAATTAGTAAACACAAATTTCAATCCCTCTGAGTTAGAGTCGGTTGGTATTTGTAAAAAAAATATTGCTACCGTCATCGACCAGTTAAATGATTTGCGAGAAAAAACAGAATCGCCTGAGACAAAGAGGTTATGCTCTATTGCTATTACAGAATTGCAAGGCGCTCAGATGTGGGCGGTCAAGGCATTAACAAATCAGATACCAGCTAACAGCTAAATATTGGTCAACACTATTTAATACAAAATTCATATTAACCAGCCATGCCGCGTAATTGCGCTCTATTATTATGGAATCTAGAAACCAGCTGACTTTTCAGCAGATTACAAATTTAATACCTGTATGGTGGAAATCACCATTAATTTTATTTGCTATTTTATTGGCTAGTATAATTACTCAAAATAATTATTTAGCAAACATTGCTATGGTGATGGCTTGGCTTAAAATTATTCTTTTTGTTGTCATGTCCATCTTGGTTTTTGTTGGTTATGCTATGAGTTTGACATCAAAGTCTACCAATGATTCAGTCAAACAAGAAAAACTCATCGATTTAGCCGAGCACTATTAATTTTAATACAGGTAGCGGACATACTTTTAATGGCTTCAATGGGTTGGATAATTACAGCCATTGTATATGCTGTTGGTTATGCATTTTTAATGTTACTTACAATTCTTATTAAAGCTGTGTTGAAAGAAAAAATCTAAATCTTATCGAGCAATCTCAAGTAATTCGCGATAGCTCGGCTCTAAATAGTTGGGCGTTTTTAAAAAAGAAATTAGATTTATGATATTTAAAATCTTACTTAACAAACAACCACCTTCGGGTGGTTTTTTATTATCTAAAAATTAAAGGTATAAATATGACAAAGGGCGATAAGAAAAAAGTAGGTCGCCCAAGTGAACTAGCCGAGTGTTTAATTAAGGCTAAAGAATACTTGCTTGGAGGCTTCAAAGATGTTGAGGAAGTTGTACCCAGTATTGCTGGCTTAGCTTGTTATCTGGGCAAAGCTAGGTCGAGAGTATACGAATACGGAAAATCAAATGAAGAATTTAAGGACACGTTAGAGGCTATTCAATCACTACAGGAAAGCTTGTTGGTAAATAAAGGTTTAACTGGTGATTTCAATGCTACTATCACAAAGCTCATGCTATCTAATCATGGCTATAGCGAAAAACAAGAAATCGATCATCAATCATCCGATGGCAGTATGTCACCTCAAGCAAAAGAAGATGCTATTTTAGATGCGATAAAGGCTAAGTATGTTAACAGTAAATCAAATAGCGGAGTTAAGAACTGATTTACTAGCATTTAGTAAGCATATGTTTAAGGCTCGTCACAATTATGATTTTGTAGTTAACTGGCATCATGAATTAATTTGTGAATATCTAGAACGTGTAATAATTGGTGATATCAAAAGACTAATTATAAATATCCCACCTCGATATTCTAAAACTGAGCTAGCCGTTGTTAATTTTATTGCATGGTGCATGGGTAATTTTCCTGATTGCGAGTTTATTCATGCGTCATACTCTAAAAAACTAGCGGCAAATAATACATATCAAGCTAGGGCGCTAATGTTGCATGAGTCATATAGTGAAATATTTGGAACGCCTCATATTTGTCATGACAGTAACGCTAAAGACGAATTTAAAACGGTGGAAGGTGGTTGCGTTTATGCCGCTGGTGCTGAGGGTACAATCACTGGTTATGGCGCAGGGAAAATGCGACAAGGTTTTGGTGGGGCAATCATAATAGATGACCCTCACAAAGCATCAGAGGCGACTAGCGACACGATGCGGCAAAATGTTATCGATTGGTTTAGTACAACAATTGAAAGCCGCACAAACTCACCTGATACGCCAATTATCGTAATTATGCAACGACTGCATGAACATGATTTAGCTGGTTGGTTATTGAGCGGCGGAAATGAAGAGGAATGGACGCATTTAAATATTCCTGCCCTGAATGATAATGACGAGCCATTATGGGAATTTAAACACACCTATGATGATTTAAGAAGATTAGAAAAAGCCAATCCCTATGTGTTTGCTGGTCAGTACATGCAAAGACCAGCGCCACTTGGCGGCGGTATATTTAAAACTGAATGGTTTAAATTATATCGCATGTTGCCAGATTTGAAATTTACTATTATCACGGTCGATACAGCTCAGAAAACTAAAGAGCGGAATGACTATTCTGTATTCGCTCTGTGGGGACAAGGCATTGATGGAAACGCCTATCTAATAGATATTCTGCGCGGTAAATGGGAATCTCCCGATTTAATCAAAATGGCAACACGGTTTTGGTGTAAACATCGAGAAAAATTTAAACCTCGTTCTATGAATGTTGAGGATAAAGTCAGTGGCACAACGCTAGTACAAACGTTATCTAAAACAGCCGATCCCGTTATTCCGATAATCGCCATTCAACGCAACACCGATAAAATTACTCGCGCATTGGATGTGGCGCCATTTATTGAAAGTGGTCGCGTTTATTTGCCTGAACAGGCTGACTGGTTGAGTGATTTTATTACAGAACATGCGCAATTTCCGAATGGTGCACATGACGATCAGGTCGATACGACATCAGACGGGTTAAATGCAATATTCGGAAAACAAATCACAACTATTTGGGATGTTTTATGACACAAACTCACCTAATTGATTCAATGGAAAGCCTAGTAACATCACTAGGCGCAAAAAATAACGCGGTTAGATATTCAAATAAAAGAATCTCCGATCGTGAGTTGTTCAATATGTATGACAATTCATGGTTGACAGGTAAATACATTAATAAAACAGCAGAGGATATGCTCAAATTACCACGAACATTTAGCGGTGATTATAATGAAAATTTGCTAAAACTGGTTATTGAGAAGGAAAACAGGCTAAACATTAATGATATTCGAGAAAATTTTTTAATATTCAGCTCGTTGTATGGTGACGCCCTGATAGTTGCTATAACAGATGCCGGTGATTTATCACAGCCGTATTCAGATACAGAGGACATACAGCGATTTATCGTTTTAACCAAAGGCGAATTTACACCGAATGAAAAAATCGATGATGATTTAAAATCGGCTAATTTCGGTAAACCAATATACTACACAATCAGCAATAACAACAAAGTCCATCATTCACGCTGTCACAGATTAAAATTAGGTAAATCGAAACTAACCGATAAAAAAACCTATGGCACATCTGATTTGCAGAATAAATATAATTCGATTCGATTATTTGATACGGTCATGACCTGCATTGGTGACATCGTACAGGATAGTAATGTTGATGTTCTATTTGTGCCTGATTTAATCGCTAAAATAGCGGCAGGTAAAGAGGACGAAATCAAAAAATTCGTCCACCTAATTAATCAAACCAAATCGTCTGTAAATGCTATTGTGTTGGATGCTGGTAATAGTGAGGCACAGGGACGCTGGGAGCAAAAAACAGCCACATACAGCGGTTTATCTGAAATACTCACTAAACTAATAACCGTCACCTCTGGTGCATTAGACAGACCTATCACCGTGTTATTTGGGCTGTCTGCTAGCGGATTTTCTACAGGTGAGGATGACCTCGAATCCTATCACGGCACAATTAACGGTTTGCAGGAAAGTAGATTAAGACCTGCTCAAGAATTTATTGATAAATTCGTTCTAGACAAAATGATGCCAAATCACGGGTTAACGTTTGAATACCCTACAATCAAGGTAACCAATGAGGATAAAGAGGCAACAAGGTTTAATCAGTTTGCTAGCGCATATTCAGGTCTTGTTACTGCAGGTATCATTCCTGACAAAGTAGCGCAAACGGAATTAATCGCGCGTGGGCTTCTCATTAATACAACTGAGGATGATTTTAGAGATGGAGATTTATTCCCTTCTACAGAATTCCCTACAGGGTCGTGATAGATTTTTACCTTCAACAACTCCAAGCAAACGTGCTGAGGTCTATTATCGTCGGGCGCTCGCTGATTTCATCCGCACAATGGTTAACCGTATCACTACAGCACTGAGTAAAAAAAATCTAACGGATGCTGTAGCGATTAGTGATGATGATTATATTAATACACTCATTGAGGTTTTAGCGTCAATTGCTGGTGAGAGAATCGAAGAAAAAGCTAAGATTCTCGCTACTCGATTCGTTGATAAAATCCATTATCAAAACAAAACCCAGTTTACCCGAAATTTTCAAAATGCATTTGGCGTCGATTTGACTAGTATTATTGAACAGGAGACGCTAGCCGATACGTTAGCGCTAGCAATTGATAGAAATGTTGAGCTAATCACATCGATTAAAAATGATTTTATTAATGACATCGGGTCAAATGTTTTCACTAACTATAAAAAAGGGTTTCGACATGGTGAATTAATCAATGAGATTAGAGAGCGTGGCAATGTTTCGTATTCACGAGCTAAACTCATAGCGAGAGACCAAACAGCAAAAATCAATGCCGATTTTGAAGAGGAGCGAAATAAAAAATTGGGTTTCGATATCTACAAATGGAAAGGCACAGGCGATGCGCGCGAACGAGACTCACACAGAGTTTTAAATAACATGCTGTGCAAATATTCAGACCCAACAGTTTACTCAGATGATGAAGGTAAAACATGGAAAAAACGATCCTCTATAAAAGCATTTGTCGGTAAATGTGGTGAGGATTACCAGTGCCGATGTCTAGCAATTCCGTACATTAAACTTTAATCATATCTAATTAATCAATGCCTTTTACTAGGTAGGGTTATTCGTGCCCAAAACAAACATAGAGAGGTTTTATGGCGTGGGAGACAACACCGCAGGGTTATATAAAAACAACCGCCAAAATCACAAAGGGAGCGGTTTTACAATATTACGGACATGAGATAGGGCTAACAGATAGCCGAGCAAATCAGATTGTTAATGTCAATCGCACACTCGACGAATTGAGTAAACCTGAAACACTGAAATCAATTAACGGAATGCCAATCACTATTACACACCCAGACAAAAAAGCTGTTGATGCTAATGACTGGAAAAGTAAAACGGTGGGACATGTTCAAAATCCGCGCGTCGAGAGCAATTACATTGTATGTGATGCGTTTATTCAGGACAAATCAGCAATTGAACTACTCAAAGATAGGGACATCCGCGAGCTATCGGTTGGTTATGAGCCTGCCGACATTCAGGAAATTAATGGTCAATTTTATCATAAAAATATCAGAGTTAATCACGTTGCCATTGTTGCAGAGGGTCGCGCTGGCTCTGATTGTCGATTGAATGATAGTAAATCAAAAATAGGAGAAAAAATGAAATTTCAGGCAAAAAAAACGTGGCTCATTGACGCTATAAAAAAATTGCTAACTGATTCGGGTTTATCCGCTGAGGAAATCAATAAAAAAATTGATGAATTAGTAGCGGAATTGGAAGAAGTTCAAGGCAAAGAAGATGAAGAATCAAAATCTAAAGCTGAAGAACTACAAAAACAAATCGATGAACTAAAAGCCCAACTTGAAGCATTAAACGATGACACACCAAATGCAGGTGACGATCAAAAAGATGCTCAAATTGTAGCATTAACCGCCGAGCTTGAAGCAGTTAAAAAAGAGCGTGACGAGTTAAAGGCTAGGGTCGAGGAACTGGAGGCGGAAAAGGACATGGGTAGTGTTGTTAATGATGCTAAAACACGATTTCCGAAAGTCAAACTCAATGACGCCAAAAGTGCGCGCGATGTTCGTATTAGTGTGTTAGTTGATCATGGCATTTACAGCAAAGAGCAAGCAACGAAATTAACTGACGCCGAAATTAGAGCGGCTTATGCTGGTCTAGTAGCTACAAGCACTAAGAAAAACAAGGTTGTTTCAAGTTTGCTGAATGACAGCAAAGAAGCACCAAAATCAGCAAGCAAACGATTAGGAGGTAAATAATGGGTTACAGTTTTACAAGTTGGGATTCAGAACAGGGAACAATGCAACCTGGTTCTATTTACCGTGTATCTAGCTCAGACAGTAAGGTATGGGGTGAGGAAAATTTAACGGGCAAGGATTTGCTGTGCGGCACTTTCGTAACGGTTAACCCTAACGGAGGTATAAAACCAATCGAATCAGCTAATGATTTAATTCACGGCATTATTGTTCGTGATATTTACGGCGATGTACACCCTGCTAATCGTCAAATCAATATAGGTCATTTCTCACATGGTGATTCTGTTGTGGCGTTAGCGGTGAGTGGAGTGACATTAAAACGAGGTGATCGTGTTTATATCATTCCAACGGGCGACGATTCAGGAAAAATTACAAATGTAGCTGAGGGCAACATTGATTTAGGTTATTGGGTTGAACGTGTTAGCAATGGCAATAACTGCGCCGCAATCACGTTAGGTTATGTTCAATCGGTAAAAATTGAAACAAAAGGAGCTAAGGCATAATGGCGTACGAAAATGTAGATTATAGTGACATTATTACAGAACAGTTATTAGAGCGTGATAAACAGTTACAAGAAAAAAAATTACCAGAAATTAACATCGGCGAGGCTGTGCCCGTCACAGAGGGATTAGAATTTGGTGTTGAAGAATTTGAATATGGTGTAACAGCAGTGCGCGGCTCTGTTAAAAATGGTGTGATTGGCATTAAAACAACATCATTAGAAACTATTGATAGTGAAATCATATACAAAAAAGCTCCAGTTGTTCAGTGGGCTAAAGGCTTAATTTATACCCAACAGGAGGTGGAAAAGGCTTTACGGTTAGATATTAATTTGCCTCTGAAAAAACAAAATGATCTTTATGATAATGCATTAGCGACAATCCAATATGCTGGTTATGTTGGACATGAGCAAGCGAGAGGTCAAGAAGGGTTGTTAACTGGCTCTCAAGTGAATATTTACAATGATGAATCAGGGAAAACACTTGAAGAAATGACACCCGATGAGTTTGTTAAAATGATTCTAACCGCTTATAACAAAGTTTGGGCGCGTTCTAAATATACTATTCAACCAACGAATATTGCAATGGATGCATCAGATTTCATGACAGCCATGCAAAAATTTGATCCAAACCCGACCATTGTTGGTACTGATTTATTACCAATAGCGGCAATGGATCGCGTGATGGCTTCGTTACGGAAAGCATCACAAAATCAATCTTTTAATGTTAATTTTGTAAAAATCCCCGCGGAATATGCTAAACAAATCAATAAAAATAAATCTCGGCTAGTTATTTATACACATGACGAAGATTATTTAGAGATGAAGGTTCGCATGCCTGAGCTGTTAGAAACTCATAGAAAAGATTTGCTCACATATCAAAGCGGCTACCGCTCGGCATTTAGCGCAGTGATGTGGAAAGAGCCAAAATCAGCGCAGTACGTTGATTACAAATCATAAAAACGAGGGTATTTATGCAATTTCGCGATGAATACCCTGAATTTGAAACAGTCGATGACGGCACAATCAATCATTTTTTAGAAAGTAGCGCGCTAGTTGTAAGTGAAACCGTCTGGGGAAAACTTTATGAGCTTGGGCTTTTTGCTTATACGGCGCACAGATTGGCTGTCAAGGGCTTTTTAAATCAGGATTTAGACGGCAACACTATTTTTAATAATGGTGAAAATTTCAAATCAGTATCGAGTAAATCGGCTGGCGGGCTATCAATTAGCTACACATCTCAAAACACATCGTCAGGCAATCCTAGCGACTACGATTTAACATCGACGTCATACGGTCAGGAATATTTACGATTACGCCGTTTGATTACGCCAATAGGAATTATCGGATGAGTGAACTGGATATATGTAAACGGCTAAAACAGGTGATGAAACGAGCGGAACAACTCAACCGAATGCAGTTAGTTGTAGGTATTCCTAATGATGGAAAATCACGCAAGGATTCTGGCGAAATAACCAACGCTGAGCTCGGTGTTATTCATGAGTTCGGCGTACCTGAACGCGGCATCCCTGAACGGTCATTTATGCGCTCTACAGCATCGGAAGAAAGCGAAAACTTAGGGAATCTAACTAACGTCATGGTTTCCGAATGCTTATCTGGTCAAATTACACCCAGAAAGGTTTTTTCTGAAATTGGCGCGTATCTGCGTGGGCAAATTGTAGAAAAAATCACTGACGGTGAATTTCAACCTAATACAGCAGAAACAACTAGACGTAAATTAGCACCAGTTAAAGACAAGAAGAAACGGCGCGCGCCCGATGCAAATAAACCATTGATTGATACTGGTCAGTTGCGTGCATCTATAACGTACGAGGTTAGGGAGAAATGAAACGTGAACTAATATCACAGTTTTTAAATGATCCATTTTTTGCAACTAAAGTTAATTTTGCTGATTTGGGCGCTATTACATGCATTATCCAGCCAGCTAGCAATGATGATTTACAGATATTACCTGAGGGCGACAGATTTAATCCAACTGTGCGAGTGTTTTCTAAAACTGAACTAACTAACGGCATGTTATTTCATCATCACGGCATGAGATACAAAATTATATCTAATTCAATATGGGGTGATTATGGGTATTACGACTGTCTCGCGACTCGATATGACGGCAGTCAGGCGCATGATAGCGGAGGTTTTGACGTTACCTGAGGCTATTGTATTTGATGCCAACAATATGCAGGATGTCTCAAAACTGGATCATTTCGTTACCGTATTAAATTCCTACCAATCCGACATTGGAACGGAATTAAAATTTAATGGTATTGATGAGGAGGAATCGGCATCAACAGTTAGAGAGGTGACTATTTCAGTTAACGCCTACGGTAAAAATTCCTATGATTTGCTGTGCAAACTAACCGAATCAATGCGATTAACTCCTGTATGGCAACGATTAAAAAGTTTGGGCATGGGATATCTACGATGTTCACAAATTCGAAGCCTGCCTACTGCTATTGCAGGCGGTAAAGAGGAGCGGGCGCACGTCGATCTAATATTTTCAATTAATCCAATCGTCAAAATTTCAGTAAATCGTGGCGATACAGTAAATTTCAATTTAATACGAGGTTAACAATGAGTTTACCAATTAGTCAGGTTGTAGATGTTACACTGCAACAGTCACCACAGGGTGCACAAAAACGCGATTTTAGTGTTGCGGCAATTTTCACTAGTGAAATGTGTAACAAATATAACGACCCTAATTCGCGCTATACGGTTGTGTCTGATGCAAATCAGGTTGCAACGATGTTCGGAACTAACTCGGATGTTTATAGGGCGGCATCGGCATTATTTTCAGCTAAACCGAAACCAAAAAGTGCAATTATTGCTAAATATTGGAGTCAGGAGGTGGACAACTCTGCAACTAGACCCAGAATAAATGGTTCAGCATTAGCTGTTAGTTATGTTCAATTCAAAAATATCACAGATGGTTATTTTTCGTTTTATCTAAATGGTGAAATTGTCATCGTTGATGGGTTGGATTTTTCGTCTGCATCAAATTTGAAAAACGTTGCTGAAATCATTTACAACAGAATCACTAGCCGTGACCTCATATTCGAGTATGACGAGGTGGGCAATCGTTTTGTTATGTTGAGCTCATTTAAGGGTCCATATTTCAGTTTTGGCTACGTATTTGACTCTGGGGCGCATGGAACCTATATAGGCGATCTCACTAATTTAATTGCTGGCAAAGCGACTCCCGTAGAGGGTCAGGAAGCGACAACACACAAAAAGGAGAGTATTTCAGAGGCTCTTAGCGCTCTCCAAAATCAATACCAAAACTGGTATGGTGCGTATTTTGCAAACACGATAACAGATGATGAACTAATTGAGGCGCACGACTGGGTAGCCTCTCAGGGCGTCGAAAATGCTAAAATTTTGGCGTACACTGAAACACGACCTGCAAACATTGAATATAATGATAACAACCCACTCAAAACGCTGTCTAAACGCAATAGCGGGCGTTTAATGGTGCAGTATAACAATACGGGTAATACTCATGCCGCCGCCGAATTACTGGGCATTGCATTAACTACGGTTTGGAACGGGATAAATACTGCAAAAACCGTTAAATTTAAACAGCAAACCAGTGTAACATCTGATGACAAAATCACAGTTAATGAGGCTACAAAATGCAGGCGATTAGGTATTAATTATTATACCGATTATGCGGGCGTTGATATGCTGGCTGAGGGCGTTATGCTGGGCGGTACATTCATTGATGAAACTACTGGACTAGATGCATTTATTAATGCTGTGCAGGTTCAGGCATTCAATACTCTACAGGGGCAACCGACTAAAATCCCACAAACCGATCGAGGTCAGGAGATTCTAATCAGCTCCATTAAGGTTATCGGTGAGCAATTCATTAAAAACGGGTTCTTAGGGCTTGGCAAATGGACTTTAGGAGATTTGGGCGGATTGTCATATGGTGACCAAATTAACGGTTATTATTTCTATTCAGATTCATTTGAGACGCAGGACATTGCCGATCGAGAGGCGCGTAAAATGATGCCTATCAATTGCGCGTTAAAATTGGCTGGTGCAGGTCATAGCGTTGATATTATTGTTCAATTTAACAGGTAAAATTTATGACTAAATCATTTTCAATGGAGGATGCTGTCCTCACAATTGACGGCTACGAAATTACAGGATTTGAAAATGCGCAGGATGTTATCAGTATTGCACCTATTGGCGATGACGGCGATATCACGTACGGCATCAATGGCAGTGGTGTTTTTGTGCACTCCTGTAATCGTGGTGCGACTGTGACAATCAAAACGCTACAACACACGGAAACTAACGAGAGGTTAAATCAACTGCGTAATTCTCAAATTAATAATCCAACAACAGCAACGGGTAAATTAATTACATACAAAGATCTGCGTAATGGTGATGAATTCCTATTAACTGGTTGCTGGTTTACAACCTCACCAACACACGCGCGCGGAACATCTCACAACGGCATAACGTGGACATTCAAAGCAACCAAAGCAGAATTTAATATTAAGGGCGGTTTATAATGGCAGATTTAGATTTTACGATTGATAACGTCACCTACACATTCAGGCAAACAGATTTTTTTAAAACCAACAAATACCTCAAAAAATTAACGGCTCTTTTACAGGGCTGTTTTTCATTAGACGGCAATAAGACGGGTTTTGATTTTGGTCAATTAGCATCGAATATCGGTACAGAACAGTTTGAGGAAATAGAAAAATTTATTCTGACCTATGTTACCGCTGTTGATGAAAATGGAAAAACAGTTCTATTTCACAAACCTCAAGAAGCCAGCGATTTTTTTAACACTCATCGAAGCCATTACTATCAATTGATTTTTGAGGGATTGAAGTTTCATTTTTTGGGTTTTTTACCAAGTGGAATTGCGTCCAGTCTAAATACGCTCAACTTGGAGGAGATGGCGCAGACGGTGACGACGATATAGATTGGTTTGTGTGGGGCGTTATCGTAAATAAATTTGCCACGCTCCACGAACTCAGAACGGTTTATTCCCTAGATGATGTTATTGACATGCATAATGTGATAGCTGAAATGAAATTAGCCGAAAAACGGCAGAATGAGGCATGATATGTTTTTAGAGGAGTTTTTAATAAAAATTGGTGTTGATGCCTCTAAGGCTGGCAATATTGCTAGGGTCATCAGCCAGTTGCAAACAGGCGCTAATCAGCTATCAAATGCAACCAATCAGATGCAGAGTGATGTAAACCGAGCCATACAGGAAACCAACAAATCAACCAAAGAGGCAGGCAAAGCCGCAGACAAAACTAGATCTAAAATTAGTAAACTAAAACTTGGCATTGCTGGTTTGATCGCTATAGGTATTCTGTACGGGAAAAAAATAGCTCGCGCGTTTAATGATGTCATTGAAAAAGCCAAAGAGCTGGCGATTAAAAAAGATGCTTTATTTAAAATTTCACAAAAAGAGCTGGTGCAGGCTGAACGATACAAACGTGAAATGAATCGAACGGGTCTGGCAATTGATAGCATTAAAACCAAAATTGCCTTAAATCTAGCTCCCGCGTTGACTAATCTAATCGGTGGTTTTCGTAATTGGCTCACGATTAATAAAGACCTGATCGCTAATGGCATTACAAAAATTATAAAATTTGTTGGATTAACCATTCAGATGTTTGTTAATTTTATTAAATTTCTGGATATGATCATTAAATCAACGATTGGCTGGAAAAATGCAATTATCGCATTTACCATTGCGTGGGCGATTCTAAATCGGGCATTTTTATTTAGTCCGATCGGTATCGTTATTGGGTTATTAACTGGATTGTTATTGCTAATTGATGATCTCATGGTTTACATGAATGGCGGAAATAGTCTATTTGGCGAGTATTGGCAACCGTTAATTGATGGAGCAAAAACCGCTTGGGAATTTATCAAAGATTTCTGGGAACTGATTAAGGCGTTGTGGAATGGCGATAGTGAAAAAATTAAATCATTATCAAATCGATTGTTTAATGCCTTAATAAATGGTATCAAATCGCTTTTTTCAAAAATCAAATCCGCATTAGCTAATTTATTTAAAAACATATTAATGTTTTTTGGCATGTCCGAGAAAAACGCCAGTAAAACAGTAGATAGAATTGGTAAAATATTCAATTTTATCATTAGTTTAATAACATTACCATTCAGATTGGCGTACAATGCGATTTGCGCCATTATGGACGCGTTGGGTCTAGATGCTGGTGATGTGGTTAATGGTATCGGCGATATATTTAAATTAATTTGGAGTTTAATAACCGCACCATTTATCGCCGCGTGGGATTTTATAAATGATTTGTTTGATATCTGGGAGGATGATACAACATCAGTTACAGACAAAATCGGTGATACGCTATGGGCGATTTGGGATTTTGTAATATCGCCATTTAAAACAGCATGGAATTTTGTTAAAAATTTATTTACAGGTTGGCTGAATGATGTAGGCGATACAACTAAGAAGATTGGCGGTAAATTCACTAATGTATATAAATCAATCACTAAGCCCTTCGGTGACGCTATTAAATGGATTAAAAATAAGTTTTTTGGATTCATTGATACAGTCGGTGGGAAAGTCAAAAACGCGCTATCTTGGACTGGATTATTCGATGATGAAAAAGATGCGGATAATAAAACTGAAAATCAGACCGTTTTAGTTAAACGACAACATCAAATAAAAATATCACCGTCAGCCAGTGCTAGCGCTGGTGTAATAAAAAATACTAATACCAATAACAATACAACAAATAACTCAAATCGCAATACAAACATTAGCAATAACAATGCTGTAACAATCAATAACACTATGAATGTGACCACGCCGCAGGAGGGTTTAAATTATTTAAACAATCTAGCGACAGGTGAAATTCAAAAAATAGCCGACAATTCAACAACTGCACTAGGATCTAACTAATGTTTCAATCTATATTAAATAAATCAGCATCAAACACAGGTTTGATAATTACAGAGGCTGGCACGTTCAGTCTCGATATTAACACCGTAGAGCAACACACATCAAAATTACGGGTAACGGAAAACCCAATAGAGAACGGCGCTAATATTGCCGATCATGCGGTTTTAGACCCTAAGGAGGTCACCGTTAACGGGTTGGTTGTCAGTTACGAGGTTAACACGCCGTCAATTGATAGTATTTTAGGTTACGATTTTCCCGAATATCCGTTACCTATGGACATCCGACCTATAACGGAACAGGCGGAAAAACAACTTAGACGATATTATGAATCGCGTAATCAGACTATCGAAAAAACAGTTAATAATGTCGTTGCTGATTTCCTCCCTGATTATCAAACACCAAATTTAAATAATTCATCATCAGACCGCATCAGTGATGCCCATGAAAAACTGTTAGCAATACAACGTAGCGGTGAGCCTGTAACGTTACAAACTAATTCTAGGCAATATAAAAACATGGTAATAACCTCCGTAGGATTAACTCAAAAACAAAATACTTCAGGTGAATTTACCATAACATTTCGTGAGATATTCATTGTTGAAACTCAAACGGCTAACGGTTTTAAAATCCATAAACCGAAAGTGCGCAATCTGGGCAAAGTCCAATTGCAGGAGGTAAAACAGGAATCGATGGCGCAGGCGACCTATGACCTAATGAAAGGGAAAAAACTATAAATGCATATTTTAAATACAACATCAGATGACGTGTTAGAGCAAACAGTATCATTATTCGATATGAATTTAAGGATAACCCTGCGCTATAACTCTATTTTGCGAGGCTATCAATTTGATTTATTTGACATTGATAAAAATAAATTTATTACGAAAAATAAAGGGTTATCGGTTGGTAGCCCGTCCCTAATAGAGTTTAATTTGCCTTTTGTTTTAGTTCTTAAAGACAAGTTTGGACGCGGAGTTAACGCGACATCTAAAGAGGATTTCAACAGTAGAATGCAAATCGTGATAATGTCTAAGGAGGAGTTCCGTGCGTCAATTCGGCAGGGTTTTAGCGGTTAAAATAGGTAATCGTAAGGAAAGCATTGCCATCAATAATCTTCGTGTCACATTTTCTATCAAAAAAACGCTAACGTCAGAGCCAAATACTGGCGAAATATCTGTTTATAATCTCAATGACAATAATCGTAATCTGATTACAAGTAAACAGTATAGTTTTTTAGAGTTATCAGTCTGCTATAAAGATGATGTACTAAGATTAATATTTTGTGGTGATATCTTAACTGTAGAAAATAAATTAACAGGTCAGGATATTATCACAACGATGAAATGCGCTGACGGTCATCGGGCTTATACAGAGAAAACCATTATCAAAACGATGGAAAAAGGGCAAAAAGATAGCGATTTTCTTAACGAAGCTGTAAGCAGTTTTGGTGTTCAGTGTGGCAGGATTAACCTGCCAAATGATAGAGCGTTGCCACGTGGTAAAGTCATGATGTGTGATACTCGCGACATAATGCATAAAATAGCGATAAATAATAATGCTGATTGGTCTATTCAAGATGATCAGCTGGTTGTTATTCCAAAGGACAAGGCGCTTGCAAACAATGAAGGGTGGGTAATTTCACGAACAACAGGGATGATCGGAAGCCCGCAAAAGACGGATAAAGGGCTTGAAGTCACGACTCTGTGCAACCCTCAATATCGCATCGGATCACTTGTTCGTGTTGAATCTAAACTAACTGAATATAACGGTGACTATAAAGTCAAATCAATAGAACACAACGGCGACCTATACGGCACTAATTGGCATAGTAAATTAGTGTGCGAGGGCGGAAAATTTGCACCAATTTGATTATTTTGCTATTTTGTTTTCATTTAGGATAAATGGAAATAAAACATGAAAAAAATAATTGCTATATCGATATTAACTTTAGTTAGTTTTAGCTCATTTGCGAATGATAATGCAAGGCGACTCATTGAGATGTTAATAAAAGATGATATTGCTGTTTTCAGAAATGAGGGTAACGCAATGTTGAGTGATTTAATACCCATAGTAAATGCATCTCAATTAATTAATGAGTATAGCAATAATCAATACAAATATGAGAAAGCATATAATAATCAGGTAATTAATATCAAGACTGTAGCATCAGGTGTAAAAACGGATTTACTTGGCGATCCATTTGTCGTGGCAAATGGCAAAAATCAATTTGAATATGTATCACTAGAATTGAAAAATAAAGATGATGCAATGAATATTAACAAGGGCGATAAGCTGGATTTAATCTGTGTCGGAACTAAAGATAATGTTATGTTCCCAGTTTTGAAAAAATGCGTAATGTCCGATAGTTATTTTCAGAATTTTTTAGAAAAAACAATGAACAATATAAATAAATTAAACGAGTCGGACACTCCTAAAAATTTTTATGATACTTTTTATTTAGCATTGTGGAAATATGATATTGAAAAACCTAATATATTAGATAAATACAAAGCATATAAAGATCTCATGAACGACAAACCAATATTTGACGAGGTAATAGCATTAGTTCAGGCTAATTCAACAGAGGAAAACCTAATTATTACAATGCCAAAACCTTAATAAAGCCCTAAAGGGCTTTATTCGATCTTAATATCAGCGATTAGCATGTTCCCTGTATACACAGGGATAAACCAATAGAGCCCAGCATTATCATAAAAGTTCCCTGCACATGCAGGGATATTCACTGTTTTGTAAAATATTAAAAATCCAGTAAATCAGGATTAATACCTAGCGCGTTAGCGATTTTAATTCGTGTCGTTTTTCTTAGCGTTTGACTTTTTTCATATTGAGAATATGCAGATTGACTTATCCCGATTTTTTGGGCAACTTCAACTTGCGATAATTTTAGGTATTCACGCCACGCTTGAGCAGGTGAATAGTTATTATCAAAAACCATATTAACAACCTCACTAGGTACGCCTGTATCAGTGTTAATTTGTTTAATATTTGATAATTCTAAATATTGAGCGTATGGCATAACCACAAACTGTGGTTGCCCTTGCTCATTATTAATGAACTGTATGTTATTAGTACGTGCGTTCATCTCGTTTTTTCACCTCTTCGATAGATACAATATGAATAATGCCATCAAAATTAAAAAACACTCGATAATTTCCAACTCGTAATCTGTATTGATATTTGTAATTAGTCAGAGATTTTACATTAATGCAATTCGGCATGTTTGATAGTTCATCAATTTTATTACGAATCAAAGCGCTATTTGGAATTTTTCTTAATTGCTTCAATGCTTTTATTTGGTAAATAACTTTATTCATATTTTTGCGTTAGTTGATTTTTATATAAGTATTATATAAGAAATATAAGATATGTAAAGTAAAATATAAGTATTTTTGCAAGAAATATAAGTATTTTCGCTCACCGCCCTCGTGGCGGTTTTTTATGTCTGAAAATTATAGGTAATTTATGTCAGATTCATTATATACCGCAATAGAAACTCAAATTAAACGGGCACAATCAAATATCTATACAGCATTACCAGCAAAGGTCATCAGTTTTAACGGGCATACGGTTAGCTGTCAGGTAATGATCACCCGTGTTATCGCTAATAACCAAGAAGTGTCGATTCCTCCATTAGTTGATGTGCCCGCGCAATTCCCTCATGCAGGTGGGTTTTGTATTACTGTGCCGATAAAACATGGTGATGAGGGACTGGTTGTTTTTTCCAGTCGGTGTATAGATGGCTGGTACACGAGCGGGAGCCAATCAAAACCGTTAGATAACAGAATTAACGATTTAAGCGATGGTTTTTTTATCGTTGGTTGTAATAGTGTGCCAAATAAAATACCTGATTTTTACCACGACGGTGCATCAATGCAAACTGATGACGGATCAACGTATATTAGATTAACAGAGGGAAAAATCTACATAAAGGGTAACGTTGAGCACGAGGGAGATACAAATCAGACTGGTAACTATAATCAAAATGGTAGTTTTAATCAATCAGGCGGTAACACTACTAGCACAGGAACAATTACGGCTGACGATGTCAAAACTAATAGAGGTGTTGATTTAAATACTCATATACACGCAGGTGTACAGAGTGGTAACAGCACAACAGGAGAACCAAAATGATAGTTAGAGGATTAGATAACAGCCATGATTGGACGTTTGGGCGAGGTTTAACTAATTACCTCAACAGATCTGATGCAATAGCACAATGTGTAAAAACCAAATTATTAGCATTAAAACGAGATTGGTTTTTGAATCGTGATGATGGCATAGCGTGGTTTGATTATCTCACTAAAAACCCAAATACAAAACAATTAGAAATTGACGTTAGAACAGAGATTTTTAAGATTGATGGTGTCATAAACATTGATCAGTTTGATCTTCTACTCAACCCAGAAACGAGACAATTTTTAATTCAAATCACCTATACAGATAAATTCAATAATTCTAATGAGGCATCAATCAATGTTACAGATCAGTGAAAACGGCATACAAATTGATGATTTATCCACGATTCAAAACAGGTTAGTTAGCGCGTTTAAATCTATTTACGGCGATGACATTAACCTCGATAGTGATACGCCAGACGGGCAACTATTAGGGTTGTTTTCGCAGGAATTAGCCAACGTCCATCAGGTTGTATCGTTTATCGTGCAAATGTTAGATCCGTATCAGGCTACTGGGCAGTGGTTAGAACAGCGTGCAATGTATGCAGGAATAACACGAATAACCGCATCCTATTCCTATATAGATGACGTGATTATAACAGGAACACCTAAAACAACCGTCCCGATCAATTCAATATTTATTGATAGGAGTAAAAATAAATGGGTTTCGACAGAGGAGACAACACTAAACTCGAACGGTAGCGCCAGAACCAAATTTAGATCGTTAGAACTGGGTAACTATATTATTAACGCATTAGAGGAATTTACACCGAGCACGATAATTTTAGGTATTGAACGGGTCACATCTAACAGTAACAGTTATGGCGGCGTTGATGAGGAAACCGACGAACAGCTATTAAATCGTTTTATGCTATCTCATTCAATTAATAATTTCGATGATCGGCAGGGTCTACAGTCAGCGTTATTAAATATTATTGGTGTCAGTAAATGTATTGTTTATGAAAATTTTACTAGTAACACAGATGAAAAAAATATTCCACCACATTCACTAAATGCCGTCGTTTTAGGTGGCTCTGATGAAAAAATAGCAGAGGTTATTACTAAAAAAAAGATCGGCGGATGTGGTTTATTTGGGAAAATTGAAAAAAATTATCTACATAATGGGCTATCCAGAAAAGTTTTTTTCGACAGACCTAAAAAAATTGATGTAAACGTATCAATGCTCATCGGTCGGTATAAATCGTTTGATGATATTAACACAGAGCAAATCCAGAAAAATTTAAAAAATTTAAATTTTAATATTGGCGAGAATGTTTATGCATCACGTATTGTGTCTAATATCAATCTAGTAGATGGTTTCTATATTAAATCACTCACTGTTAATGATTCAAATATTGCTGAAATCGGATATAGAGAATACGCGCAGATAAACAATGTAGAGGTGCTGATTGAATAGAAAAAATTTTATTATTTGGCAGTATCGCACCAAACCTAACGCAATCGGCACTATTAGAGCCATCTATAAAGAAACTGATTCAACATTTCAAAAAATAATCCAAATTGCAGACGTTCTAAATATTGACACAGCTACTGGCTACGCGCTGGATTTGATTGGTCGTCATGTTGGCGTATATCGAGTTTTACCTGCCGTTATTGCTAAAAATTATTTTGGGTGGCGTGACGATGTGACCTCTCTGCCGTTTGGTGTTGGTGAATTTTACAGACGCGGTGATGCGTTATCATCCTCAGTCGTTCTGAATGACGATGATTATCGTTTTTTTATCCGCGCGAAAATAGCTAAAAATTATCAAAATGGAACGCTGGATAACATTGTTAAATCTGTCCAGTTTGTTATTGGTGGTTATAGCAACATTATCGATTCACTGGATATGAGCATGAATATAATCATCAATAGTAACAAATTGAGCTCACTAATCCTATACGCAATCAGCAAAATGGATATTTTAGTGAGACCAGTCGGCGTCATGTATAACTATACAGTATTAGATAATGATACGCCATTTGGTTTTGCTCACGATAGTGATAGCTACGGGTTTGGTATTGGTAAATTTGTGAGACTACAACACATAGAAATAGGAATTAATTAATGAAAATTCAAAAACAGCCAGATTATTATATTTTTGCCGACTCAGCGAAAAACGGCGAGATAGAGGTGTTCCCTGATGTTAATCGAGGATGGGGCATTACAATAGACCGCACGGGCTCTAAACCGCCACTCGAATGGATGAATGGGGCATTCAATAGGGTTGATAAAAATATACTGTATTTGCTACAACAGGGCGTGCCAGAATGGAGCACAAACGTAGTTTACCCTACAAACGCTATTATTAAATATAACGGCATTTTATACACTGCCACAACTGAAAATGAAAACTCTAACCCTAAAACCAGCAGTAAATGGCGGGAAACGATCGACAGGGTATCAAATGCGACCACCACGCAGGCGGGAGTTGTTACATTGAGTTCCGCCGTTGATAGTAATTCAGAAACCACAGCGGCAACATCGTTAGCTATCAAACGGGTGAATGACGGAGCAGTAAAAAAATCGGGCGATACACTGACTGGGCAGTTAACGTTATCCCAACATGGCGTGAAATTGCCATTTGACAATGGTAATTCAATAGCATTAAAAATATCTAACGATCAGTATTCACACATTTTTTATAACTCCGCAACTCAACAGCGAACGAACATATTAGCCTACAACCCAACAAAAAATGAATGGAATTTTCAATCTATTAATGACGTTACAATTAACGGTAAATCAGTATTGAAAACAGGCGATTATGGGATAGGGTCATTGACTGGTGCTCCAATAACTAACGCTAACGATAGATTGCCTAGTGGCTGGTACGCGACAAAAACATCAAATTACCCGGATTTATCAGGGGACGATTCAGCAGCACTGATTGTTTATAGTACTGAAAATAAAAATTATAGCATTGAAAAAATTATATCTATCGCGTCAAAAATACCTGTGGAGCGTATTCGCTGTAGAACACCAGACGGAGCGCAATCATGGTATGAAAACATCACAACAGCAAATATTAACCGTTATCTGCCTGTTGGCGTTCCGATACCGTATCCGTCTACAACAGTGCCGAATGGATTCCTCAAATGCAACGGTTGGGAATTTGACAGAACAGCATATCCCGAATTAGCCAAAATGTACCCTAGTGGATATCTGCCCGATTTGCGCGGTGTTTTTCTACGTGGTTTAGACGATGGCAGAGGTATTGATAACGGCAGACAAATATTGAGTTATCAGGGTGATGCCTCCCGAAAAATCTGGGGTGAGATATCGCCTATATCCGAGTCGTTTGGTGCAGAGCCAGTCGCTACAGGAGCGTTTAGCTATTTTGAGAAATATTCAGATCATTCACCGTCTAGTATCGATCGCGATATTGCCTGTGGTGTGTATTTTGATTCGTCACGAGTTGTACCTACCGCTGATGAGAATCGCCCGCATAGCGTTGCGTTTTTGTATATAGTCCGAGCCGCATAATTTTAATAATTTTTAATTTTGGAGATTTATATAATGAAACATCAACTACAACCACAATCGCCGTTATTTGATAAACGCGGATTTGCAACACGAGCAGGGTGGGCAGTAATTTACAATTACGATCCTGATACTGGCGAGTATATAAATGCCACGTACGAATTTATTCCAGAGGGTGTACGCCCTCAGGGTAGTGCGTGCCTAGATGCTCCCGCTCCTGTTGATGAAAATTGTGCAATTGTTCGCGCTAAAAATAGCTGGACGTATCCGACAGATAATCGAGGTCAAATCGTATATATCATTGCAACAGGTGAAAAACATATTTTTAATAAATTAGGCGATATTCCACCTGATTACACGTTATTATCTCCAACTAGCCAATTTGATAGTTGGGACGGTGAAAAATGGGTATTGGATAATGAAAAACAGCATCGATATCACGTTAATTTGGCTACGAAACAAAAAAAATTGTTATTGAGTGAGGCAAATGAACAAATCGAGTATTTAACGGATGCTATTAATGCGAATATCGCGACTGACGCGGAAAAAAATTTATTGGCGGAATGGAAAAAATATCGTGTATTGCTAAATAGAGTTGATGTTAATCTCGCGCCCAATATTGAGTGGATTAAAAAACCACAAATTGATAACGTATAG